TCTTCTTGTACAGGAGCAGCTTCTTGGGTCTCTTCTTCTACTTCATATTCTAGTTCTTGATCAGGGAGGTCTACTTCTTCCCAGGTTTCTTTATCTTCGTTCATTATATTACTCCGTTGTTTACGAGACAATCGTTTTTACGTTATACACTATTATACCATGGTTATAGTTAAAGTACAAGTCATGCAGAGAAAGTAGTTAAATTAAATGTAGGATCAAGATACGCAGGGTTCTCAACTTTTAGCATGATTTGATCATCAAACAATATGATTAATCGTACTCCTTTATAAAATAACTTAGTGCCTGTATGTTTACCGTAACAAATATAATCTCCTTCTTCACACCAAGGACCAAGGGGAAATTTATCTTTATCTCTATAAGACATATCACCTAGAGCAAGAACACGCCCTACTGTAGTTAGATATGCCATATCATCCTTTGTCGAATCAGGTAGGATGATACCTCCCTTAGTTTGTGATTTAATAGATACAGGTCTAATAAGAACATGGAAACCTGGAAGTTCTGGTAGAACATCTGGATCAGGTTGCTCGTCTTCATCAGTAGTCCATAGATTGTTCTTCATCGCTTTTCCTAAATGAGCTTGTTGCATGTCACTCCTCTTTAATATAAAGTTGTTTGTTTACAATATCTTTTAAGTTATGTTTAGCCCACTCTAGGCCTGTTACATATCCTACAACTTGTTTGTAGTCGCTGTAATTTTCAGCATGGCCTTGAGATAAACTATCTTTATGTCTCTCTATTTCTTCTTGATATACTTGTATGACAATATCAAAGATATCCATTAGACATATTTAATTTTACTTGGCTTTGGCATTTCCCAGTATTTAGGATCATACTCAGCAAGCTTAGAACGAGTTGCTCTGCTTCCTTGAATATCTTCCTTAGTCCAATCGCCATACGAACTACTACGATCTACAACATGTGTAGGCTTACCGTCTGTAATTCCTTTGTGATCGTTTGGATAATGTATCTTTCCGTAGTTAGGCATTAGGAATCTCCTTTATTAAATTTAAAATCATATCAACTGTTTTCATATCAGTTTTATTTTTCATATTAGCTTCATCTTTTAATAGTTCAGTCATACTCTTTTTTTCTAAGCCTTCTTGATTCATCTGAGCCGTTAAAAGTTTAGTCATCATTTCAATAGCTTTAATAGATTCTTTACTAGCCCTATCTTCTTGAGCTTTTTCGTCTTTCATTGCTGTAGTGATACCAGCTTTTGTAGCTTCTAACATATGTTTATTTTCTTCAAGGTCTAATTTTTTATTTTCCAAAGCTGACTCAGCAGTATTAGTAGCAAGGTCCATCTGCATCTTTTGTTTCTCTAGTTCAACCTTGGCTTGCTCAAGCGAAACCATTTGTTGTTCTGGCGATTGAGCTATGCCCATAGCTTGATTAGCATTCTGTACTTTCTTAGCTGCTTCCATCAAGGCCATTTCAATAACTTCTGGTTTCTGTGCAGACTCTGGATTAACTGTTCCTAGTTCTTCTTTTGCCATACCATTAACTTGCTCTTGATATTTCATAACAGAATGTTCTTGAATGTTAGCTTGAAGAACAGGCTGTACTCTTTGCATAATAGGATTGGCTCCATTCATAGGGTCTTGTAAGTAAGCCATCTTTACTTGAATATGAGCATCATGGTTCTGTCCTGGAAATGCAGCAATAGGGATACCTTTAACTGCTGCTAGAATATCTGAAACAGGATCAAGAGACTTAGGTTCTGGTTTTTGAGGAAGTATCTCATCTAGGTTAGGCATATTAGCTGCACTAAGAATAGTTCTATTCAAAGCTTCTGTGTTAAACATACCTGGAGGAGACTGTTGTGACATTTGTAATGCCATGTTAGCCAGCATCATTCTGTGAGCATTAGAAGGAATGTTAGGATCACTAACAGGAATGATATCTACCTTACCATCAAAATCTGTTTTATAAATATTACGATCTTCAAAAGGAACTTCATAAGGATATTCTTGTGGGAGATAATCGTGATCAATTTTAGCTAAGATTTTAAATTCATCTCTTTGAGATTTATGTAGTCTCTTATGAATAGCTGTGAAGAATTTACTAGAAGCTTCTAACAAAGCCATAGTAGTACCCACAGGTCCATAGGAGGCAGCATCTGAAACAATTTGTTCAGTGCTGTCTGCAAACTTCTGACCAGCAGCAGTTACAAATTGAAGCATATTGTAGAGCGTCGCGGAAGGCTCTTTATAAGGGAGAGATATAATTGCCTTGTTCAAATCAATACCAGTTGCTTCAACCTCCTTGAACTCTCCTGGGGCTATAGGCTCATTGTTGCCTACCATACGCACACCTTTAGCCTTAAAGCCCCCTGGAAGATTCGCGAATTGACCTGCATCTATCAATGCTCGCATCGCAGCAGTAGCACTCATAGTCAGATTACCAAGGAAGTGCATTAGTCCCAGACCATAAAATCCAAATCCTGGAACAAAACGATAGTGTACAAAGTGTACATTCTTTTCTTTTGTAGGATCATCCTTGGAATAGTTTCTACGGATACTGAGTACACTTCTAGATTGTTCTTCTATCGTAACAATGTAAGGAAGAGACTCTCCTTCTTCTGACTGACTATCTTCAATATCAAGATAACAGTGTTGTTCTAACAACATATACTGTGGATCAGAATCACTAGAAGCAGATAGTCCTATAATATTATCCATTTTTTCTGCAAAAGAAGTAGGATTAATCATACCTGGTTCAGGTAAATCAATATCTGCATACATCTCTGCTTTAATTTCTCTGTATAAATCTACAGGACTTTTATAAATAACATGTGTATATCTATCAGCATTACGTAAATTAGAAGCGTTATAAGAAACATAAAACTGATCAATAGGAATAAACTCTGAGGCTGGTCGTTTAAAAGAAGCATCATAATATATTTTCTTAAACGCAGACCCTATCAAGGGGAGATGAAAAAGCATTCTTTCAAACTCATCAAAGTATTCTGGCATCTGTTCAGTAAGCTGGAAGTTCATAAAGTTTTGAACACGCATTGCTTGTTGTTCTTTTTCAACAGTATGCTTTCCTAGTACTTGTGCTTTAACAGGACCGTTAGGAGGAAACAACTCTTGTGATGCTTTTGCTTGGAACTTAACTGCTGATTCAATCAACAACGGATGTACTGCTGTACAAGCACCTTGAAAAGGTTCTGATGTTTCTTCTATTTTAAGACCTAGTAAATCAAAGCCTCGTTCAAACATAGACTCCCATTCACTTCTAGATGATTTATCAGATTCATAATTATCATATAGAGTACTACCTATATCTTGTAGATCGCCTTCATCAAGATCATCTCTTAAATTTCTATACCATTCTTCTACAGATTCTTCTGGTCCCATCTCTGCTTCAGAAACTTCTTCATTAAAATCTACAAGAACACCACCTTCTGAGTCTACTTCAAACGTAGCACTAGACTCATCTATTGTAGGCATAGGAATGACATTATCCTGTGCAGGATTTATTTGCTCAAAGGGGTTCTGTTCAATTGCCATTTTTATAGGTATCCTTGTATTTTAAATCTATATATTCAAAGATATCTTTTTGATATCTACGCCACTTACCTTTACACATCTTAGGGATATTACAGTCACATTCTTTTTTTGTACAACGATAGTTTTGATATTTAGGTCGTACTAAAGAATGATTAATATTATCTTCAAACGACCACATTGCTAGACTTATCATTACATCTACACGGTATGCTTTTACATTTGTTACACATTATTTATTTCCTACTTCATTAATTGTCTAAGTAATTTTGTCATAATTCCTATAGGTTTTGTATCTTCTTCATATCCGCTAATTGATCTAAAATATAATTCTGGCATATGTGTTTTAATATATTCTCTTGCTTTAGGATCACTATCTATTAAAGTTTCATAATGCTTTCTTTTATGCCTATAAGGTGTACTACCAGCTGTAGGATTAAGATAACCTTTTTGTTTTTCAGCTATGTAATCATGTTGACCTTTATTAGACGTATCTTTTAAAGAATCTACT